ACCGGCGAGGATGACGGGGTGACTATTAACTATGGCACGCGAGATTTACATCGAGGATCAGGTGATCCCGAAGCTGATGCCGGTATTCCTGGACAATGAACATACGCACATTATTCTGACATCTGGACGCGCCGGAACGAAGTCGTCCTTTGTATCGATCAAGGCGGTCTGTAAGGCTCTGGAAGCGCAGAAGTGCTCGATTGTAGTCTTGCGCAAGTTCCATAATAAGATCCGTAAAACAGTCTACAAGGAAGCGCTACGAGCCATTAACCGGCTGATAGTGCCAAAGAGCCGGTTTAAGATCACGGTCTCGCCTATGGAGATCCGGTACAACCGGACCGGAAACACGATCTTCTTCACTGGGAACGACTCGATCGACGATACCAAGGGCATGATCGACGAGACACGGCCGATTAAATACGTCATCGTGGACGAGCTCACAGAATTCTTCGATAACGGCGAGGGCGAAGACGAGCTGCTGAACATCGAGGCCACGTTCGCAAGAGGCAACGATGACAGTTTCCAGATGATCTACCTGTTCAACCCGCCGAAGAATCCGAACGCTCCGGTCATGGCGTGGCTCGAGAAGATGCGGAAACGTCCGGACGCGCTTTGTGTGCACACCGATTACCGAGACGTTCCGGAGAAGTGGCTAGGAAAGAAGCTAATCGAATCGGCCGAGATCCTGAAACAGTCAGACGAGAAGCTATACAACTGGGTCTGGCTGGGTCTGTGTATCGGCGTCGACGAACTGATTTATTACATGTTCGACCGCCTGAAGCACATCAAGGAGCCAGCGGGGCAGTATGACATCATCGGTGTGGGTGTCGACTACGGCCAGCAGAATGCTACGACCTTCCAGGCCGCCGGTATAAGCATCGGACGGCAGAAGATCGAGGGCCTCGGTGAATACTACCACAGCGGCCGAGACACGGGCCGCCAGAGAAGCCCGTCACAATATGCGCTGGACTTCAAGGAGTTCTGCGAGAAGATCATGAGAGAGACTGGTTCGCCGGTCTCTTATGTTTTCATTGATCCGTCGGCACAGGGCCTGTCCGAGGAGATCAAGAAGGTCATGCCTGGCATCCGGATCAAGAACGCGCAGAACAATGTAGCGCTAGGAATCAGCCGGGTGCAAAAGTGCCTGACCTATGGCGTCGCGTCGATCAGTCCGGACCAGAAGAACCTCGAGCGAGAATTCGGGCTATACAGCTACGACACAAAGAGCATAGACAAGGGCAAAGAGATCCCGGTCAAAGAGAACGATCATTGCTTAGATGCATGGCGTTACTTGATCATGGGCCTATGGAAGTATATCAAACGATTCTTGCCGGCCGGGGAGGACAAAGCAGATGTCGATACTGAGCCAGATTAAATCGATCATACAGGGGGTGAAGCGATTGCTTACCGGATCACAGATCAAAGACATAGCGGGTCAGGACGTGGCGATCACATCGGCCCTGTCCGAGAAAATCGACCAATGGCGAGAAATGTATAACGGTTCTGCGCCGTGGCTGTCCGACAAGGATGGGGTTATATCTCTCCGTATTGAGCAGTCTATCTGCCGTGAGTTCGCGGACGTCACTCTGAACGAGATGGAGTCAACAATCTCAAATTCCAAACTGGATGCGATCTTCAAGCAGGCCATTCGCGACCTGAATGAGAACCTGCAGGAGGGGCTGGGACTTGGCGCTTTTTGCGTGAAGCCTCTGGGTGTTGCCGGACAAGTCGAATATGTCATGCAGGGCGACTTCGTTCCGATCCGCTTTGACAGCGCGGGGCGTCTTATGGATGTCATCTTCATCGAGGTTCGGAGACAGGGCGACAACGACTATTACAGACGGTTTGAGAGGCACACCGTCAGCGACAATAAATTGACGATCACGAACAAGGCATACAAGGGCCTTGAGTCGATGATCGGAAGAGAGATCGCGCTGGATACTTTTGAGGACTGGGCGATCCTTAAGCCGGCTGTCGAATACCCTTGGACAAAGCCGGACTTTGGATACTTTAAGACACCTCTCAAGAACATTATCGACAGAAGTTTCAACGGAGTATCGGTGTTCGACTCCGCGATCCAGCTGGTTAAGAAGGCGGATCTTCAGTTCGGGCGGCTTGACTGGGAATACGAGTCCGGAGAACGGTCGATCATCGCTGATGTGGATGCGATCCCCTTGGCGAACACGGCAGGGTATCGGACGAAGCCCAAGGAACGACTCGTCAAGACTCTGGAGGTGTCCGACGGAAACAGCGATGACAAGTATCACGAGTTCTCTCCGGAGCTTCGGGGCGAAGGCTATATTCAGGGGCTCAATGAGTACAAGCGCGCGATCGAAGAAAATGTTGGTCTTGCCTTCGGTGATCTCTCCAACGTGCAGGACGTCGACAAGACAGCGACCGAGGTGATCAACAGCAAGAAACGTAAGTACAACCGGGTCACAGCGATCCAGGACAATCTTAAGGACTGCCTCACTGATTTGGTCGATGCGCTGGCATTTTATAATGGCCTTACGACAGCCGGCTACGAGCTGACGATTGATTTCCACGACTCGATTCTGACAGACGAGGAAGGCGACAGAGAGCAACTCAGGCGCGATCTGGCGTCCGGTGTGCTGAACGCCTGGGAATACAGAATGCGAGTTTATGGCGAAGACGAGGAGACAGCCAAGGCAAATGTACCGCAGGCTCCGGGCGTGCTCGGTGATGTGGTTACTACGCCGAAGAATCCCGTAGGAGCGTAACGAATGGAACCCGGTAAAATCGAGATCATCCCGCAGCCGATCGGCGATGGATTCACGACGCTGCAGGACCGCATCATGCGTGACATTGTCCGACGGCTGAAGATCAACGCCGGCGAGATCACACGATCAGCAGACTGGCAGATCAATCGTCTGCAACAGCTTGGAATGTCCAAGCAAGAGGTTAAGGCGGCGATCCAGCAGGCGCTGGGCGTGTCTGATGCCGCGATCGACAAGATCTACAGCGACGCGATTAAAGAAGAGTACGCGCGGAACGCCGACCTTTATAAGGCATCAGGGAAAGAGTTTATCCCGTTCTCCGAAAACAAGGAGTTGCAGGATCTTATTTCTTCGATCGCGGCACAGACTAAGGGAGAACTGATCAATATTACCGGATCGCTCGGCTTCGTCACCCAGGAGGGCGGCAAGCTCAAAGCACTCGACCTGACAGAGTATTACACAAAGACCCTCGACAGTGCTATCAACGACATCATGTCTGGATCGTTTGACTACAACACGGTCCTGAAGCGCGTCACTAACGATATGACGAACAGCGGCCTGCGCATGATCGACTATGAGTCCGGATATCATAACCGTGTCGACGTGGCAGCACGTCGGGCAGTAATGACCGGCTTCAATCAGACGATGTCGCAGATCAACGAGAAGACCGCAAAGGACCTTGGAACCGATTACTTCGAAGTTACGTATCACTATGGCGCCCGTCCTGAACATCAGACCTGGCAGGGCCGAGTGTACAGCAAGCAGCAACTCATTGAGATCTGCGGGCTTGGATCCGGTGCTGGCTTAAAAGGCTGGAACTGCTACCATGATTATTTGCCCTTCGTTCCGGGCGCGTCTGTCAGGACGTACACGGGCGAGCAGCTGGAAACGATGATGAAGGAAGAGAACACACCGAAGACGTACCAGGGCAAAGAGTACACAGCCTACGAGGCCAAGCAGAGGCAGAGGCAGTTAGAGACTACCATGAGGGCGCAGCGCCAGAAGATCAGCCTACTCGAAGAGGGTGGCGCGGATCCGAACGACATCATAGACGCCAAGTCGAAATACAGAGTGACCTCTCAGGAGTACACCGGTCTAAGCAAGGCTATGGGAATACCACAGCAGAGGGAACGGGTAATGATTGCAGGATAAGGAATATCGCATGAAAGGAGGTACAGTCCAATGGGCGATTAACTCCGGAGCGCTGACGTCGGATAGAGCGCAGGGAAGATCACGGATCCGATTTGCAAATTACGACAGGAGCACCTCTAACCGGGTGCTTTTTATGCCCGAAAACCCGCTAAACGGGCGATCGAGCACACACGGAACGCGACCGTAATCGCGGAATTTGCCGACGGGCGTTAAACGGGGAGAATCATATGCACAAAATGAATCTACAGCTCTTTGCCGAACCCGGTGCCGCGAATTCGGGTACCGGAGATCCGGCGCCGACACAGCCGGCGGATCCGGTTGGTACGGGGAACGGCGCCCCTGATGCCGGTACACCTCAAATTGATCCTGCAAAAGTGGACGAGATTGCAGCGAAAAAGGCCGAACAGGCACAGCGCGCGGCTCTCCGGTCCTACTTCCAGCAGCAGGGAATGACCGAGACCGAAGCTGAAGCGGCAATCAAGGCCTACAAGGACCAGAAGGCCGCCCAGGATGAGAAAGACAAGGGAAACCTGACCGCCATGCAGAAGAAGGCCGAAGAGGCCGAGAAACGCGTTGCAGCAGTAGAGGCATCCGCTTTTTCGGATCTCGTCGAAGCTAAGTCCGAAGCGCTTGCGGTATCCCTTGGCATCGATCCGGCAAAGCTCGCTTATATCCGCTTGGACTTCTCGAAAGTCGGAAAGACGGACACCGGCAAGCCAAAAGCCGAGGACATCAAGGCGGTGCTGGAGGGCGCTCTCAAGGTCATGCCCGAGTTGAAAAGAACATCCGAACCAATCCAAACAGGCGTTGCCCCGACGAACGGCGGCAAGCCTATCACTGGCGATGATGATGCCATCCGAAGGGCGATGGGTCTCCCGCCAAAGAAGTAAGAAAGATGAGGTAAACAACACATGTCAAACACACTTGCACTGGCCAAAAGATACATGGACGCTTTGGACGAAGTCTATAAGCTGGCATCCCTTACCGCTGATCTGGACGGTGACACATCCGATATTCGCGATGGCGCGAACGCTGAGGAATTTGTCATTCCTAAAATGACGCTTCAGGGTCTCGCCACATATGCCGGAAGCTTCGTTTCTGGCGACATTTCCCTCGCATGGGAAACCGTCAAGGCGAACTTCAGCAGAGGCCGCGGATTTAACGTGGACGCCGTCGACAATGGCGACACCGGAATCAACATGATCAGCAAGGTCCTTGCCGCTTTCGAGCGTGAGAAGGTTGTTCCCGAGGTCGATGCGTTTCGCTTCGCTTCGTATGCCGCTCTGTCCGGAACATCTCCCGCAGGCGCGACTCTCTCCGATGCCGCTGCTACTGTAGCAGCTCTTCGCGTCGCTGTCACGGCACTCGATGAGGCAGAGGTTCCCGAGGGTTCCGCGATCCTGTACATCACTTCCCTTCTTCGTGGCTATGTCGAGGATATGGACACAACTAAGTCGCGCGAACTCTTGAAGAAATTCAAGAAGATCGTGACAGTTCCGCAGTCTCGTTTTTACACCAAGATCGACCAGTACGACGGAACAACCGCCGGACAGGAAGATGGCGGATACATCAAGAACGTGGCGACAGGTAAGGATATCAACTTCCTTATCGTCGATCCGAAGTCCGTTCTTCAGATCCAGAAGCACAAGGTCGCGAAGCTCTTCAATCCCGAAGACAATCAGTCCGCTGATGCTTGGAAGCTGAACTACCGTCTGGTCAACCTGTCGGATGTCTACGACAACAAGACCAAGGGCATCTATCTGCATAAGAAGGCCTGATGATTTTCCGGACTGGAGTCGTAACTGGCTCCCATCCATTTTTTCAGGGAAGGAGGCAGATTGATGCCTACGATTGATTCAAGACTGCTTGACGGATTAGGCGAGCCCGAAATAACCGAGAACTTCAACCGCGCGATGTCCATGATCGATGCCAAAATGGACGCACTCAAGATCCAGTGGGGCACACCGATAAACGCTGCTACAGCGTCAGGAACGCTCACATTGGATACGAACCCCGCGGCAAATAACACGATGACCATCGAAACGACGGTGTATACCTTCAAGGCCGCGGCCACTGTTGCCGGTGACATTGCGATCGGCGTCGACTTGGCTGCCACTAAAACGAACGTTATCGCGGCGATCAAGGGAACGGATGGATTGAACGCGGAACACGCGGCTGTTACGTGCGGAACTTTTGAGGGTAATGTCCTGACGATTACGGCGAAGGCTGTAGGACCTGCAGGGAACATCACTACATCTGAGACGTTCACAGCGATCACGAATGTGTTTGGCGCCGCTACTCTTGAGGGCGGACTCAATGGTACGGTGGGCGCTGAAGGACAGATCGTGATCGACGAGAATTATATCTATGTATGCACGGCTGACAATACGACCGCAGATGCGAACTGGAAGAAGACCGCGCTCACGTAAGGAGGCTTTACATGGCAATCGTTGATGCCACCTACTACACAGGCACGTACAGGGCTGGAACTACGGCTGTCATAGGCGGCGCTGACTTCCCGTTTTACGAGAAAAAAGCAGAGAGGGAGCTGGGCCGGCAGACGTTCGGCCGGATCTCTACTGCTGCGGTGACGGAGGATATTAAGGACTGCATCTGCGAGATCGCCGAGTACATGTTCCAGTGCGAGCAAGCGTATAGCTCCGCCCACGGCGGCGTGCTGACTTCGTATTCCAATGACGGCGATTCCGGCAGCATCGATAAGTCGATGTTTGCAGAGGCCGCCAGACCGAAGAAGATCTGCTCGATCGTTAAATCGTATCTATCCGGGTCCGATCTCCTGCAGGGAGGTGTCGATCTATGGCGGGGTTAAATCCTAACTACGATCAGACGATCACGCTGTTTAGCTGTCTCA